GATCTGCGCCCTCAACACATTGTTGGCGTCACGCACACTGATTGTCTGGTTTGTCTGTTTCATGGCTCCCTCTCCAGTTGTCGAACCGTAGTTCTCGAATGTTCCTGATTTATCCAGCCTCCATCCGACAGACCCAGCAACGTAGTTATTGGACTGGATGAAGTTGCCGATTTTGGCATTGGTGATCGTGCCATCCTGAATAAACGCTGAGCTGATAAAAACCTGACCGTTTACCACCGCGAACGGCGAATACTGGGTATCACCACTGCCGCTCATCAGCACGAACTGGTTAGCGTTGAAACCAACCCGGGTGACTACCGGCTTCCCTGCCTCTGCAAGTACTGCAATAGACATCCCGGCGTTGTACATCACCCCGTTTATTCTCACGCCCGTTTTGAGGGTGTAGATTGCCGAAGCACCGGAGGCATCTACGACGGCAGTAAGCTTGTCTTCCAGGGAAGCGGTAACATCCTCAATTTGTGCCTGCACCTGCGTCGAAAGTTCGGCCATTGCCTGATCAACTTCAGCAATCGTCGTTTTAACAACCAGAATATCGGCACGCACTTCCCCGTATTGTGACCACTGGTGCTCAACTGTTCCGTGGTTCGCCAGGGCGTTCTGCAGTATTCCCTCAATGTTGGTATCGATGTCACCAGTCAGGCGTTCTCCGTCTGCAGAGGTTAGGAAATCATCTGCGATATCGCCCAAATAATCATCGGCGTTATCGTTAGACATCCCCCTGATCCAGTCGGTATACCCGGACTCGTTACCCGTTCTGTCGACCAGCTGCGCGCGGTACCAGAATTCCTGCCCTGCTTTAAGGCCGAGCTGGGTGTATTCCGCAGATGGATAAGGCACGTCTGAGAGTAATATTGGATCCGAAAAGTCACTGTTGGCAGTGTACTGAATTTCCGTTTTTAGCGTATCGCCGGTGTTTGCCGGGAACCCCCAGTTAAGACGAATCCCCCAGTTAATGCCCGTGGCTGTGAATCCTACTGGCTTAGGCGGATTACCTACTTTGCCGGTCAGTGTCTTCTCTTCTGAATATCCCCACCCGGAAGAAATTTCAGCGGCATTAATTGCGCGCACGCGCACCAGGTAGCGCCCGGCATAAATCCCAGGGACGTCAAATGACGTGGTGGAGCTGCGAGGCATGTTCACCCAGTTTCCGTCGTTGCGGCGCCACTGTCCCTCATAGGCAATAGCATTTTGTGCCTGGTCCCAGCTCACGCGCATGGTCTCGACGCTGATATTCTGCTGAACCACAGAAAACGAGCTGATCACGATGTTCGCAGGCGGCGACTGGTTACCCGGCGGGACCACGCTCACCGGCCGCTGGTCGATGATGGCTCCGGTATCAATACGGTCATATTTATCCGGATCGTGCCATGCGGCGGTAATCGAGAAAGTGCCATCATCGTTATCAGAAACGCTGACAACACGATACTGCTGCGCGTAAAGCTCGTCAGATTCAACCACCCAAACAGCTTCGGCCTGCGGCGTCTCACTGTATGCCGTGGTGACTGTGACTGATTCACCGTTCACGGCCTGAATGGTCCTGCTCTGTGATGCTCCGGAAGGTAGGTTGAGAATAAGGCGATCACCAGCTGCCGCATCTGCCACGCGGTCAAGTTTGATAACGCGCCCGCTAACGGCGCTGATGCGGCCGCCCATAACCTTTCCGGAAAGCAGCTCGTCTGCCACGGCGATGATGTAGCCAGGCTGCGGAATGTTGCCGTCCAGCCCGACATCAAACGAAACAACGCGATCCTTGTTGTTTGTGAGAATACCCCAGCGTCCCTTTCGGTTCGCTTCTGACTGTCTGGTGCAGCCGATGGCTGTCATTTCCAGCTGATTGAAGCCGTACCGAGCTACCAGCGCCTGCTCAAATACCGGCTCCATCGCGTCAGCATAGGCGTTGCCAGGATCTGACCATGACACCAGTGCTGTGGTGTAGCGGGTTTTTGTGGTGCTGCTCGAATAACGCGGTTTGCCAACAATATTGGCGAGTGTGTAGCTGTAATCCACATCGCGCGGCATGTCAGCCAGGGCAACAATCTGATCCCCGCCCCAGTAGGTCATGCCACGGAAAATAGCAGCAAAATCACGCAGGACTGTGTAGGCGTCGTTTCGGTCCTGAATGTACACGTTGCAGGTATAACGTGGTTCGGTACCGTTTCCCCCTTTGCCGTCTGGTACCATCTGATCACAATACTGAGCAACCTGATAAAGCGTCCATTTATCAATATTCGCAGCGGTCAAACGGTGCCCGAGGCCGAACCGGTCAGAAACAACCAGGTCGTAAAAAATCCACGCAGGGTTATCCGTCCATGCCCACTTAAACGCACCGGTCCATGTACCGCTGTACGTTCTTGTTTCAGGGTCATAGTTATCTGGCACGCGAATAACACGCCCGCGAGGCTCGCAGGAGATCTGCGGGATAGAGCCGTTAAACTGGCTGGAATCGAATTCGATGTAGAGTAGCGCTGTGTTGGGATAGCGTAACTTGGCGTCAATCACCTCAGTGAAGCTCTGCAGCGTCATCGTGTCGCCGATCTTCGCGCTATTGGCATCGGCTGTAATTTTGCGCAGCCTGATGGTCCAGGTGCTGCCCGCCTGAGGTAAATCAATACGGTGGCTGCGTTCATAACCAGAGGTGGTTTTCCCGGTCACGCTGGTATTTAGCACCGTCTGCCAGGTGCCGCCATCTGTCTGCAGGTCAATTGCGTAGTTGACCGAATAGCCAACCAGATCGCCATCATCCTCCTGTTTGAAGAGAGAAGGCCATTTTAGACGCAGGCGAACAGCTGAAAGCTGCGTATTGGTGAACGTGCGCGTCCACGCTGTAGAGCTGGAAACTTCGGAACCTACATTGATTTCATTTTCGGTACCCGGGATCCCTTGAATATATTTTTGCGCCTGAGTTCCAGAACGAAACTCCCACGCCACACCGCTGAAGTTTTGTGAACCATCTGCGTTCTCAAGTGCGGTGCCATCGAGATAAATATCGCGTGCAGTAAGCCCACCAGCAAACTCCCCCTCTCCCAGCGCGAGAAGGATTTTTGCCTTGGCTACTGACTGCAGATCGTCTGGCTGTTCTGTAGGAGTTCTTGAGCTTGAACTGCCGCCCTTGCGGCCTTTAATAGCGGTTGCTATAGCCATATTTCGCCCATAAAAAAGCCACCCGGAGGTGGCTTATTGAAATGTGTTTAATCTAATAGAATTCAACTTTCGTATTCGCTGTCATTAGTACTGGCTTCGGCACAGGATTCCCTGCGCTCTGCATTGTTACTTTACATATTTCAGGGACAAGCTTTTCGCTATAATGACAAGTATTCGTTGCTGTATAACCTTCCGAGTAAACTGATGTGTTTATAATTTTATAATCAAGAGGCTTCCTGTCTTTATCAACATAAGATATTTCGTTTTTAGAGAGGACCTTACCAGAACCATAAAACTCAGAACGTATCAAATTAGAATTATCATCATAAAAATGCTCAGATATTTTCTTACCCAAATAATAGGTGTCTTTAATTAAGCCATTCGAGTAAAGACTATATCGCAACTCGTCACCATTTTCATTTTGAGTCAAAATATTACATTTTTCATCGAGCTGTATAGAGAAAGGCTTACCATCTCTTTGGCCAACAAGACTTCCATTGCTATTTTTTAGATTTGTTTCATGACCAGACGAAACGTTATCAAGATCTAAGCTTTCGACACAACCATTCTAAGCTAGTCTGATGGAGATTTTATAAGTGACCTTACCATTTTCTTCAACATTAGTATCTAATGATTTGACAGCTCCTTTAACTGGATTGAAATCAAAAATAGTAGATAAATTATAGAGGAGAGGTATGTAATGCTTATCAGCTAAAGCCATGCCTGAAAATAAGGAAGTACAAAGGAAAAGAGTAGATATTTTTTTCATTTTTGAATCTAAGCTCAAGTTACCCCATATTAAGTAAGCCCATTACAGCATGCTTACTGCTGATCTTCAACATAGATACCGGCGGAGATGATCGCGCCACCTATACGGCGCCGTCCGTACAAGAGCGGTACCGGATTGCCCTGAGCTGTCGTATTTGTTACTCCACCAAAGGCATAACTAGCCTTGTTGTCTGCCGATTGTTTGCTGGCAAGTCCGGTTGTCTGTGGAGAAAGCATTTGAACGACACCGCCAAGGGCCATCGCAGCGCCAAATTGCATTAGAGGAACGCCGACAGCACCACCGCCAAAGTATGACGCCACAGCACCTACTGCGACCAAAGCCACGCCTAAGATGGTCTGGAATACTCCACCACGTTTACTCCCGAGGATAACCGGCGCGATACGGATGTCAGCACTACTTTGATCCATAGAGAGTTCATCATCGTTCAGGTTACGCTTTCCACTGAATACAGCGTAAGTAAGCCCGCGCTGCTTACTGGTATTTAAAAAACGCTCGAAGCCTGGCACGATAACGCACAATGCACGGATGGCTTCTTTTGGTGAGGTTACTGAAAGTTTGAATTCGCGGCCAAACGTAGTACCCAAAACACCGTACAGGCGAACAGTACGGACGGATTCGCACATTATCCCTCCTGCATGATTAGGCTTTTATGCCTGACAATTTTCATGGTTCTCTCCATCCAGTACCCTCCATATGGCACACGTTGACTGAGGTGACCATAAAGATGATGGAGAAGCATGTTCCCCTTCAGCAATATTCCTGAATGGTTCCACTTATTCGATTCCACCTGCATGATGATCAAATCGCCCGGCATCGGTGAACCACTGAATTCTCGGAACCCACATTCGTACCAGCAATCCTGGTAGAAATTATCCGGATAGGAGTCCTCCCACCACGGATAATCAACACGGTAATCCTGAAGTTCGACATCATGCTCCTGCCGGAAATAGCTCATCACCAGCCCCCAACAGTCGTAGTGTCCGAGCACAAACGGACGCCCGAGCAGCGGCAATTCACCTCGGGGAGTAATGGTACGA